ACGTCCCTCTGCGGAACCATCGTTAGAAAGTTGTTCATCGAGAATTGCGTCAACCTGAGCCGAACTAAGACGATCCCAAAGGGAATCAAAGTCGGGCATACGATCAAGAAGGGCAGGGATCGCTTCAGGGTCTTCAAGAAGAGTAGACGTATTACGACGCATCTTGAGACTCGTTTGAGGATAGGCACCCGGTTTAGTGGGCTTAGTGTATGTCAGAGTAATGTCGGTGCCTTCATCAGCATCTGTGATGTCGCCATACTCCGGATCGAGGATGTAGCCAAGAAGCAATTCGTATGCGGTCTTTCCATAGCCGTACACTTTAATCCCCTCGTCCTCTCGACCACGAATCACCACGGGTGAAAAGTATCGAGTGCGAACGAAAAGGGACTTGGCGAGCTTCTTACTCTCCTCGTCGTTATTGTCAACTCCCTCTCGCCAGAGTGAGGAAGCAAATTCACAGATTGGACATTCTTCGCCGAAGTTTCGCTTCGGACAAAGCACGCCGCCCCTGTGATTTCCCACGTTATAGTGGAAGAACATTTCCTTCAATGGATCACCGTCGTTAGTCGGCACGATCCGAATGTCCGTATCGCCCTCGTCGGGCCTGAACCAAACAGAATTTCCGTTGTCCTTGTGATCACCGCGCAAAGTTGCGAGCTTGCGGCGCATAAGCTCCATGTTAATTCCCATATCTATTTTCTCCTTTTTTGTTTAGATAAAGTATACTAAGCGTTCCTTAGTATCTAACGTAACACACTTGACTTAGCCTGTCAAGAGTTTTCTTGAACTGCGTTCGTTCTGGCCACACAGAAGCCAAAGTCTCTACCGGTTTCGGTTTCATAGATGGCATATGAAATATTCCTAAAAGCATTTCTAGGTTTTGCTTTAAGAATTTCCACATATCGCCTATGAAGTCCGCCATCGGTCTTTAATTTTTCCTGATTTATACATAAATAGTAACATACTTCTCGTTCAATGTCAAGATCAAAAAACCATTTTTCTTCCAGGTTCTTCATACTAAGCATTCCCAAGGTTTTAATACGACATATCTCTGATGAGGTGGATATAACCCCTATCTCGGGCTCATTATGATTAAAGTAATTCATATAGTGAACCGTTGAATGAATAGTGTTATTCAAAGTAGAATAATATTCCTTGATTGGCACATCTTGAATAATCTGCTCAAGATTCAAATTAGAGATCAGTGTAATACTATTAAAGAGTCCAGAGCGCGCGTATTCCTGCAATACCCCAAACGCGACATTCTCAATCAACTTGGGAATTCCAGCCACTAAATCTGTATCCGGCTTGATATAAAACAAATCAATCTTCTTGTCCCTAATCTGCTCCAAAACACCCAAAGCATAGTTAGAACTGTACGAGGCCCCGACTACAAAAAACTGAACCCCGTCGTCAATGTCCTTAAAAAATTTAGAGACATCCGGCGTATTCTCCTCGTATTCTTCGGGAGTAGAGTATTTTTTTAATCTGAAATTATATTTTGAGGTTCTCGAAACTTCGTCATTCAAGCAATAAACATTGTATTGCCCATGGTCAGAAAACTTTTTTGCAATTCTAGAGGCCGCATTGCCCAATCCCACAATCGAAATCACAGCTTTAGTTCCTCCAAATCGAGATAGTTCTTGCCGGCTGTAAGATTGGTCTTGAAATTTCCTTCCTCAAAAATCTTCTTAATAGCTGCCAACAATCCCCTCTCAGAATCGTCCAAATCGATCACGATCTCATCATGAACAATGTGCGAGATAAACGACTTCTTGTCTTCCAAAAACTTATCAATCTCCACAGCACGACTCAGCACACGATCAGACGTCGTGCTCTGAATCAGATAATTAAGAGCCTTGCGCTCATCAACGACAATAGTTCTTTTAAATGGTGTCTTAATATAACCATCTTTGTACCACATGTCAAGTGCTTTTTTGCGATCATAATGATCTGTTTTGATATCATCCGAATTGGGATCATATAACCATGCGAAAAACCGAACTTTACACTCTTCTCGTGTGATTTCCTGCTCAAAAAGATGCTTAGCATTCCATTCGTGGATATCTCCTTCCGGCTGTTCTTCCCCCATGAGATCCAAGAACGTCCTAAGCTCTGCGCCGTTGTAATCAAGCGAGATAAACCAATCATTATGGGGCTTTATAAGCCTCCGAAATTCTTTTTTGAGTGTCAGTATGGGGCAAGAATTTGCGCGCGTTGTAAGGCGCCCCGTGACGGTCCCAAAGAGATTATAATCGATATAATAATACCCTTTGATTAACTCGTTGGCCTTGCGTCGTCCCCTGGAACTGTGGTATAGTTCTCGGCAGCCTTCTTTATTAAGATTGAGATTCTGATAGCGGATTTTATGCAAAAGCTTTTGCGTGCCATCAAGCAAATCATAGTTTTCGGGCTTTTCGTATGTCTCAAATACATGCTTTGTGACTTCATTTTTTACATCGCAGAATTCGAGAAGAAAGCTTTCTGGAACTAAGTCAAAAAAGCAATGTTCTCGCAGATCAACCTTGCCGATTTGAAAAGTCTTGAGATAAGCACGAAATGTCTTCTGAGTTTCTGCGAGAGATTCGGCCAGTTCTGGTGGGCACGCATCAGATAGTGCCGAGCCGCTACAATATAGCCACGCATATTCCACTGCCGGATCTTTGATGGACGCTGTGTAAGTCCATGTTCTTTTGAGCCCAGTGGGGATTTTATCAAAGTGCAGGGCGCCATCGGCATAAATCCCAACACATTCGCTCTTGTCGTCTAGTGTTTGAAAGTACATTTATCCTTCTAAATTGTCTGCCGCATCCAACACAGCTTGTATATGTTTACTATTATAGCTGAGTGAGCCACGATAGTCAAATGGTTTATTAACAATTGTTTCGAAAACAAGCAGCGCGCGGTTCAGTCCGCGAGTAGCGTAAATTTGGAGACAGTCTCTAATTAGCGACTCCTGTTCAAAATCGGCGAACTTTGATTCATCCTCCATGATTCTAATTTTGAAATAGAGGTCCAAAAAATATGTTTCTGAATAATTCGCTTCCAAATCTGTAAGGCTGTACGTCGGTGGCGTAATGATATTTGTGATGGTTTTGCCGTTGCATTCTTGGGTTTCTAAAATAGTCTTCTCTTTTGACAGATTATAAAGATATAGTAAATCGCTCCGGAAATTATTGAAGTAAGACAAATGAGAATATTCATATGCGCTCCACAATACGATATCGGTCCTGCCAAGTCCATATTTAGCAGCATATTCTAACATGGCGGAAGAGCCAATGTCGGCTACCAAGCGCCATGGCATCGAAGCATCCACCATGAAGCCGTAAGACTTGCATGCATTCAAGTAGAACTCCCAAGTCTTGCTATTGACAAAAGCATTGATCTTTTTGTCGTCATTTGAAGGTATCAAATCAGCTATTTCAACTGCCAATCCCGATACGGTGATAGGGCAACGCCGACTTTTCACAAAAGCCGTCTGGGTGAAGGGGGCGGTCTTGGCCGGGAGCCTCAATACAGACAGCAATTGTTCTACAAACTGATCAAAGCTTTTGAGATTTGCTCTTGTCTTTTTGAAATTAGCAGACAAAGCAGCAAAATAGCCATTTTTATAAGAAGAATATAGGCGCATTGGATTCTCGTAAGCCTTGTAAACAATGAGGCTGCTTAAATAAGGATCATCGGCATTTATCTTTCCAACAGCCACACATTTCGTAAACTGTAGTGCGAGTGCGTTAAAGGCATCTACTACAAAATTCAAAGCACTCATCGATTGGTCAGCTAGATTGGCCCGGGCGAAACCTTTGAGGTCTTCGTAATTCGCTACTTGAATGGGGATAAACGTTCGATTTACGCGCCCATACAAAAACTTTTCTCCAAAGTTAAAGTTAGTTACATTCGGATATTTCTCTACATATCCCAAGACTTTAGCATCATAAAGTACTTTTTTATCAAAAAGCTTGACAGTTGTCTCGGCATTGCTTTCTTTATAATACGTTGACATAGATCAAGGCTCCTCTCCAGGGGCTCCAAATAGTCCCGTAATTGAATCCATAATTCCATCGAACATTCCGCCTTCGGACTTAGAATCGACCTTCTTCGGGAAGCAATATACGTCCTGCTTCGGATCGTCTGTCTTCTTATCTTTGTTGACCAAATTAGCAGTTACTTTAGCATCAGTGCTCGCTACCCATTTCGCATGAATTCTAGAATTGGCGCGGCCGGGCCCGAAGCTGTGCTCTGAACGAATAATCATATGATAGCCGCCAATACCGATTTGGGTTAAGTCAGGGACGGAGGCGGCCCCCATTCCAACATATCCGGGTGCAAATCCCTCCGGATCGACATAAATATAGCAACCAGGATAAGCTGTTACATTCGCATAAGTTGAGATATCCACATCAAATACTTCACGCAACTGCTGAAGCCCGTCATATCCATCTTGTTCAAAGCGCAACTCTTTCAAACCTGTAGAATCGGTCTTTTTGAGTTTAATGGTTTTTGTGATGCCGCGGTCGCGACCAATGGCATAGTGAAAGATTCCTTTTTCGGCATCGGGCCCTGGTTCGCCCTTCATCAGTTCTGCCGGCTGTGTGCGGCCGGCATGGTATACCAAATACTCAACTTGATTCTCAATTCCCCCATCCGAGATGGGATTGTCGCGGCTCGCCGCCACATCGATGACAGGCAAAGAAAAGTCAGAATCGCCGATGCCGTACCAATCAATCGAAATACGCCCACTTCTCGGGAATCTGATTCTGTACTTGATCAAGTCTGCAGTAATTTCGTCAGGAGATTGAGGAGTTTCTTTGTAGCCTACAATAGAAGCCTGATTAATGGTGGTTTTTTGCTTTGCTTGGTTCGAAAAGCATGAGCTGCTGTTCAAAAAATCCCTAATAAGGTTATTGAACAAATCATTTAAAAATTTGGGGAGAGGATAGTATACGTCTTCTCGATCGGACATCTTCTTCGAAAGCCACTCAACAAAGTACTTTACAGAAATGGGCAAATCTCCCAAAGATGGAAAGCCGACAGAATAATTCTTTTGGTTGACAAGCTCCAAAGGTCCCAAAACTACACGAAGCTTTTCTAACTGTATCGCCATTTCTTCAGTTCGTCTAATGTGCGCCTCAATTACTTCCTTTGCTTCCTTGTCAAGCTTAATTTCCGGTACCTCGTCGTTCGCGCCGCTGGCTGGAATTTTTCCAGCGTCTTTAAGCTCCTTAAGTTGGGACGTAATGCTGTTGTCGGACTCTCCATATTTCCTACATATCTTCC